ATCCTCTTGAATCGTGCGGGTAAGGATCGACGCGCGGGGCATCGGCCCTAGAAGTGAATCCCGGCGATCTTGGCCGTCTGCACCGTGCTCGAGAGCCTCGCGTTCGAGTGGCGTCGGAGCTTCTCGACCTCCTCCTCGAACTTCCCGATGTGCCAGTCGGCGGCCTCGTCATGCTCGTCGCCGAACGACAAGCCCCAGGCGACCGCGCGATGCACGACGCCGATCTGGTGCTCCTCGGGGATTACGGCAACCTCCGTGTCGCCCGAGTAAGTCTGCGGGTAGGCGATCACGAGGGCCGTGATCGTCGAGCCGGCGTCCTGCGGCACCGGGTAGAGCGCGAGCGTCTTGGTACCGCCGGAGTCGAACTTCTCATAGAAGAACCCGCCGTGTCCTACCTGCCCGACGTCGCCCGACGTGAGGCGCCAGCCGGTCTCGGTTCCCTCGCGCGTGTAGACGAGAGAGCCGACCTTGAGCTCGATTACCCGGTAGACCGTCGAGGGCAGCGCGTAGTCGGCTTGGTCCGCCACCGTGGGCCCGAGCTCTAGCTCGGCCTTGTTCCACCCGGAGCGTGTTGCGAGCTCACGAATGCCGAGGTTGACCCACCGCCCTACCCGAGTCGCCGCATTGGCAACGTCGATTCCGGCGGCGGATCGTACCTCGTCAACAAGCTCGTTGAAGGTCACGCTAGGCGGCCGCCGGCTCCGGCTCCTCCTCGGCCTTGAGCGCCTCGCCGGCTTCCTTCACGCCGGCCTCCTCGAGCTTCTCGAGCGCGCTCACGGTCGGCACGAGCACCGCCGCCCTGTTGTGCGTGGCGAGCTCGCGCTGACGGAGCTCCACGATCTTCTTGACGTCGGCGGCGATCACGGCCTCGGTGAGCTCGGCGATCACGTCCTCTGTCTCGGGCTTGGGCCGGCCGGGCTCGTTCCCGAGCTCGACGTACCACTCGTTACAGCGATGGTGCGCCCGGAGCCACTCGGCGAGCTCGGGGTCGCGCGTGACGATCCTGCCGCCCTTCGACTCGATCGTGACGCCCTGCGTGTAGCTGACCGCGCCGGTCGCGGGGTTGACTTGCGGGATGCGCGGGTTGCGGACGAGCCGGATATCGCCCGATCCACGGACGATGAACTCCCAACTCTCCTGCTCCTTGCGAGCCATGCGATCTGCCTCCTTTGGCATCCCCGCGGGCGCCGGGCTTGGCGCCCGCGGGGTGCCGTCGAACTACGACGTGACGTTGGTGAGCTTCGCGTGCGTCCGCGGGAGCCCGAACTGCAAGCCGCACTCGGAGAGGTACTCCTCCTTCTGAGTGTCGGCGTCCGGCGCCTGCCGGTCCTTGAGGATGCTCGTGTCCCGCGACCCGTGCTGGTTCTGGAGGTAGCGGTACTGGACGTTCGAGAGGTCCACGATGAACATTTCGTTTGCGTACTTGTCTCCCTCGAGGAGCCAATGCGTGACGATGTTCAACGTCCCGTGCGGGCTCCTGTATCGGAACACACCCAGGCCGAACGTGTCGGGGCTCTCGTGCTGCTGCACTTCCAGCTTCCCGCGAGGGAAGCCGTTGAGGACGTCCGTGACGAGGGCGGCGCACATACCGAGCTTCGTCTTGGACCCGTAGCGGAACGCCGGCCGGAGAGCCGCGAAGAACTCGGCCTCCGTGAGCGCGCCGCCGGCGTCGGTGTTGTTCGTCGTCGAGAGGTAGTGCTGGAACCCTCCCGTGGCCCGCCGCGGGTGCGTGCCGGACGTGTCGAGGCCGGGCTTCCCGAACAGGAAGGCGAACTCGATGGACTTGCCGTGCTCGATCCCCTTGCGGTTGCGCTGGCGCTCCCAGTCGTGAGGGGTGTGCTCGGTGTCCGTGGTACGCATGGTTTCCGTCATCTCGATCGGATCACGGAAAATCTGCGTGTAGTTGTAGACGGCCGTGGGGTTGATCGACTGCGAGCTCTGCGAAGTCGCCCCTTCCGCGGCTGCCGAGGACAGGATGATGAGCTCGTCGTTGTCGACGAGGGCCACCGCGCTCGCACCGTCGCCGACCGCGCGGACGACGGTGAGGGTGTTGGTGGCGATCGCCGTGACTCGCATGAGCTCGCCGGTACGGCTGACGAGCACGAGGTCGTCGACACCGAAGTACGGCCCGTTGTCGACGACGACGGACGTGCCGGTTCCCGTTGTGCCGTTCACACGGTCGAAACGGGGCTCGAGCTCGTCCTCGTGCCATTGGAACTTGGGGTTGTGGGCTGACCGCTTCTCGGCCTTCTTGGAGAGGACGAGAAGGGGCATCGCGCTCGGTTCGAGCTCGAGTACCCGCTGCGCCATGTCGATCCGCAACTGCGTTGCGGCGACGTTGCCCGTTCCCCGTGCTGCTGTGATTGGGGTCGGCATTTACGACTCCTTCTGCGTTGAGAGTGGAGAGCCGCGCTACCGGGTCAAAAGCCCCAATACGAGGACTTCTTGCCGGCGGCCACGACTGCATCGCCTTCTGCCTCGAGCGGGTCGTCCTCGGCCGGCGTCGGGTTTGCACCCGTCGCCCGCTCGAGCATTCCCGGTTCGCTTGGCGCCGGCTGCTCGCCGGCGGCTAGGTTTCCCTCGCGCGCCTGATAAGCCAGGAACGCGAGCTCGACGAACTCCGGGTTGAACAGCAAGTCAGGCTGTCCAAGCCGGGCCGCGGAGTCGGCTGCTGCTCGTATCACCGCGTCTTGCACTTCTGGCGCCTGCAACTGCGGGTGCTTGTCCTCGAGAGCCGCGAACGCCTCGTCGCGGTCCTGCTCAATCTCCCGTTGTAGGAGAGGTTCCACGGCCGCCCGCGCCGCCTTCTCGGCGGCGGTTTGGGAGGTCTTGGAGAGGAGCCGCGCGAACGCGGCCAGATCGATTCCCTCCTCCGGGTCGAAACCGTCCGGCTCGAGCGCAGGCTCGGATTCACCGAACATTGCGCGGACGGCCGCCTCGATTTCGTCGTCGCCGGGTTGCTCGGGGAGCTCCGGCGGCGTGGAGGTTTGCTGCTCCACGGCACCAAGAGCGGTGTCGACACGACGGCCGAGCGCCTCCTGATGCTCGAGGATGCGGGAGAGTACGTCCGGCTCGGGTGCTGCTGCCGGGGCCTGCTGGTCGGTTGCCACCGGGGCGCTGTCTTGCGCCACGGAAAAGTCAACGTCGGGCATTGGAGTCCTCCATTTTTTCGAGCTCTCGAAGCTGCTCGCGCCGGAGCTCGGCGTGTGCTAGGACGGCCTCCGCAACCTCGGGCAGTATGACGAGCCCGGAGAGCCAACCGACGTTGCGCGCGTACTGCCGGCCCGTGAGGGTCGGCCCTTCTCCCATCGCGCGCACCGCTTTCTCACGCCCGGCCTCGAGGAGCTCCATCAGGCCCGTCCAACCGGACGACGCCCGAAGCTCCGCGATTGCCTCCTCGAGCTCGAACACTCGGGAGTCCTCCCAATCCGCCATGACTTCCGCGAACGAGAGGTAGGTCGGGGTGCGGTCGATTCCCACGGCCGTAACCGTAGGGGTGTCGGCGGACGATTCTCACGCATAGGTCATCGGAGTATGTATAATACCTGGCATGGCGGCGAACGACAGGAACAATCCCCTCCGTAGAGCCTCATCCGAGTCGGACTACTCGCTGATCGAGTTCATGCGCGACTACCCGGATGACGCTGCTTGTCTGGATCGGCTTTGGCGGGACCGCTTCGCGCCTGACGGACACCACGCCCATTGCCCGAAGTGCGACCGGGAGCGCAAGTTCCACCGGACCTCTACTCGCGCTTCCTACACGTGCGACTCCTGCGGCCTGCACGTGCATCCGATGCAGGGCACGATCTTCGAGAAGTCCACGACTTCGCTTCAGCTTTGGTTCTACGCCATGTACCTGATCGCTAGCACTCGCTGCGGAATCTCTGCCAGGCAGCTAGGGCGCGAACTTGGCGTGACGTACAAGACCGCTCACCGCATGTTCAAGAAGATCAGAACCGAGCTTATGGACGACGAGGGCGACGAACCGCTGTCCGGAGACGTTGAGATTGACGAGACTTCGGTTCGCGGTAAGCCGCGTGGCCCCAAGATGACGCCCAAGGAAGCCGCTACTTGGCGCGAGGCTCAGCCGAAGGTACTGGGCATGGTCGAACGCGGCGGGCGCGTTAGAGCCCGAGTCATTCCATCTCGGCGCGGTCCTGCCCTTAGTCGAGAAGTGCGGGCGAACGTCAACCCAATGTCGATCATCATCACGGACGACTGGCGGGCATATCGCCCGCTGCGGCACGAGTTCCTGGACCACAAGATCATCAATCACTCGGCCGGGAAGTACGTCGAAGGGGACGTGTTCACGAACACGATCGAGGGCTTCTTCGGGAACCTCAAGACCGGAATGCGCGGCGCGTACAAGCACGTGTCGCCAGCCTACCTTCAGTCCTACCTGGACGAGTTCGCGTGGCGCTACAACCGCCGCAAGCGCGCAGCGCCGATGTTCGAGCTACTTCTTGCGCGGGCGACGCGCAATTGAGGGCTTCTCGGCCTTCGTGAGCAGCTTCTCAAAGTCCTCCCGCTTCGGGACCGGGATCTCGACCGGGTCGCCTTGCTTGGGACGGGACTTCTGAGTGCGCTTCTGACTCGACTCGCTCATCTACCCTAGGCTACTCCGTGCTGCAGTATGAACGGCGAAGGCCCACATCTCCAAGTAGCAGCCGTATGCGACCGCGTGCTGCAGGAACAGGATGGCACCATCAGCGCCATCCGGATCATCGACCGGGCAACTTTTGTCGCCGGAGACGACGGACGGCCGGTTGAGGGGCGACAGCCCGTTGTGTTTTTGATCGCCTTCAAGTCTGGCGCAGCGCGAGGTCGATTTACCGTCGAGTTGCTCCGCGAAAAGCCATCGGGCGAACAGGGTCCGGTCCTGCAGGCCCCAGTCTTTTTCGAAGGAGAGGACCGCGGCGTGAACCTGATCCTCAACGCAATTTTTGAGCCCGACCAAGAAGGGCTCTACTGGTACGACGTGCTCTTTGAGGGCGAGCGAGTTACACGGATTCCGCTGCGCGCCATCTTTCAACCGATGCCGACGGCTGGTCCTGGCGGATGACCACAGAAACCGAGTCGAGCCTAGAGGTTCTCGCGGCCTGATCGAACCAGTAGATGCGGCTCAATACACCCAGTCGCTCGCGGAGTTCGCGGTCCGTCCAGTCGCCGTTCCCATGCTCCGCCAGCAGGCGCAACACCGCAGCGGCCAGGGCTTGCGTTGGCCCCGGGCCCATGTCCCACGATTCATTCTCGAGTCGATCCGCGAGTTCGTGCGGCGCTACATCACCGGCGATGTAGGCGGCAATCGACTCTCGGATCTCTAGGTCAGTCATTGGCGCGCCCTCCCATCCAAAGGGTCACTTTCGCGGAATTACGGGAACTTTTCAACAGGGAGGTTCTGCCCCGGATCGGCGTCGATTTGCTGGAGATCGTGCGGAGCGAAGGTACCCCGAGCCCTTCGTCCGGCGAGCCGGCGGGGACGAAGAGCCAGCGGGTCGAGTATTGGGCGAGCACGGGAAGTGGATTGGAAAAGGTAGCGACCTGCCACCGTTACCTTCGGCCTGACGGCACACTCGGCGCGAGCGGACTGCCCGATCCTAAGCGAGTGTTGCACGACGACAGAATCTACGCGCCGCACATCAGCCCTCCTTCAGCCTAGGGCGGCGTCGGGACGCCCGCTTGCCATGCCTACCCGAGTTTACATACCTTGATGACATATGCGTGACGATTCTGCCCTAGCCGGGCGGTGACACCCAACGCCAATCCGTCGGCAGGAGCGGGAGCCCGTTCTTTTTGACGCCCGTTTGGGCCCAAAGCTCGGCGTTCGTGTTGTCGCAGTCGATCGTGGCGCTCGAGCCCTCGTCGACGACTATCACGCCGTAAGTCTTGAGGCACTCGACGATATGGATGATGCCGAGCGGCGCGTTCGACGGCAGCGCGTAGTCCGGGCGCAGCACAAACGCCTCCCCGTGTCGACACTCTTTGGGCGGTAGCAAGATTTCGTCGCCGGGGTTGGTGCAGGGGTTGAGGTAGTCCTGCGTGTTCACGACCGGGATCGTGAGCCCGAGCGCGTGCGGGAGCCCGACGGCGGCCTCCTCGGCGCGGATCGTCGTCGTCAGGAGCGGTGCGCCGGACTCTCGAGCACTTACGTTGTGGTCCGTGACGCTCGGGACGCCGGAACCGGTCAAGTCCCACACCGCGATCGCTGAGGCTTTGTAGCCGTGGGCCAGCACATTCGCCTCCGTGCAGGGCGAGCCGTCGCCGGCGAGCGCCTCCCACATATCCCAAGCTCGCGTCTTGTCGGCGCTGACGATCGTTATGTGCCCGTCCGTCCCGGTCGCGCCTCGGATGCCGACGGGCACCGGGATCGGGTCGCCGTTGTTGTAGTGGAGGTCGCCCTGCGGCCAGCCGTTGACGTCGTTGCCGGCCACGACTGGCGCCGACGCGGTGGCGAAGTAGATCGGCTTTGCGTACGGCTCGTCGATCGTTCCGGGTAGGCCGGAGAAGATCATCGTCGCCGAGAAACTCTGGAACTCGGATGCGTAGGGGTTCGAGCCCGTGATCGTGCCCCGTTGCTCGGCCGGCGTGTTCCATGCCGAGCTCGGGAGAAAGGGCCGGAACACATTGGTCGGCGTCGGCAGCGCCACGGTTGGCGCAAGACGGGCCAGCGTTGCCAGCCGGCGGTGCCGGCCAAGAATCACGACGCGCCGGTATCCGCCGGCGGGGTGCCCGTGCCGAAGTTGCTCTTGAAGAACTTGGCGAGCGGGACCGTCGATTCGGTGTAGGCCGCCCCCGGCGCCTGAGAGAAGTCATTGGTGACGAGAATCAACTTGACCGCGGCGCCTGTACCCCGCACGTGAACCGCGGCGCCGACCGTGTTACGGAAGATGCACTCGCGCACCGTCACGATGCTCGCCCCGCGGTGCTGGAAAGCGGCGGTGACAGGGGCACCGAGAAACTCGCACCCGACAAATGTGATGAAGTTGCCCGTCGGGTTGGCCGGCACGTAGTAGTAGGACTCCGGGGCGCCGTAGAACTTACAGCCGCGGACGGTGAGCCGGCTCGAGGCCGTGCGGAGCACGATATCCCCCTCGGAAGTGTTCGAGCCGTAGAACTTGCACCCTTCGATCAGAGCGTCCGGGTTGAGGCTTGCCGACGCCTGCCCGCCGTTGCTGTCCTGCGTTTGGATCGCCGGCTGAGTGGCGGCGGTGAAGAACCGGCAGTCTCGGATCGTGGCATCGCCGAGGAGACTGATCGCCTCTCTTGTGCCGGCGAACGTGCAGTCCTTGATGAGCGCGTGCGCCTTGCGGCTCGCGGTGTTGTACGGCGTCCCGACGCCCGCGCTGCTGGTAGCAAGGAACCGGCAGGACGCGATCCGTACGAGTCTCGCCGGGGTTGCCGGAGGAGTCGTATCGTCGAAGCACGAGATTGCCAGCGTTGAGGACGCCGAGTAGTGCACGCCGAACGTGCAGCCGTCGACGTCGAGCTCGACGACGGTATGCACTTGCACCGCGTTCCCGGTCGTGCTCGCGGTCGAGCCGAACGCCTGAAACGTGCAGTTGGAGGCAAGCACCTTCCCCGAGCCCTGATGCACGAGCCCAGAGGAGTTGATTACCGCCTGCCCGCCCGCGAAGCCCTCGAGCAAGGAATCGAATGCCTCGATCGTTCCCACCGCGCCCGCGCCGATGAAGGCGATACTCGAGAACCCATGCGCGTAGACGTTCGAGAGGCGAATCGTGCCCTCGCCCGTGCCCGTTTTCTCGATCGCCGACTTACGGCCAGTCGTGAAGCTCGAGCACGCGAGCGCCATGTTGGAGAGCTCGGCATCGCCGGTGGTCGTGAACAGCGACAAGGTTGCCGCCGAGGCCGCGGGCCCGAGCGTGATTATGGTCTCCGGCCCCTCCCCGATGAGGAGCGTGGTATCCGGGCAGACGATCGACGCGGCGCTGACGTCGCAGTAATAGTTGCCCTGCGGGAAGAACACCACCTTGCCGCCGGCATCGCTGATCGCCTGCTGGATTGCGACCGTATCGTTCGTAACCCCATCGCCGACTGCCCCGTAATCGCGGACGTTGATCCCCGTGCTCGTAACGGTGACGCTCTGCTCGCCGGCGTCGTCAGTCGTGAAGCCGACCGCCTTCCACACGGAGCCCTGCAACTGCGCCGCCCAATAGCGCGTCGAGAAGGCCAGGTTGCCGAAGGTCACGCCATTGTCAGCGGCTACGACGCCCGTGGTGACAACGGGGCCAGGTGCGCTAGAACCGAAAGAGTCACCGCGCCGGAGGTAGACGTTGACCGTCGACCCGACGGCCCACTCTGAGCTCCGCACCGTGAAGACCGCCGCCGCCGCCATTTACCTCAAGAGCTCCTTCACGCGGGAATAGAGGCTGCTCCGGCGCTTCTTACGGCGGGCCGCCTTGTGCATCGCGCGGCGCGCGTCGGCCGGGTTATGGCCGAAGGCGGTGCGGCCGCGGCGCATCGCGTCGAGCGCCGCGCCCGGCTGCCGCGGCTTCCCGCGGCGGTAGGGCTGAGGAGGCATGGCCAGAACGGTAGCCGCCTCACAGGTCGAACAACATCATTAGCTCGAGGAACTCGTCGTCGAGACCCGGCTCACGCGCTAGGGCGGGCCGCTCGAGGAGCTCGCGCTCGGCTGGCGTGAGCTCGAGCTCGGCCGGCGCCGGGGCCCTGATTGGCGCTGGCCGACCCTGCCGCTCGGCGAGCCGCTCGAGGAGCGCCGGCGCCGGCTCGCGCTCCGGCAAGGGGAGCTCGGGCTTCGGCCGCTTGCGCTTCTTGCGGCCAGGCGCCTCCTGCAAGCCGAGTGGAGCCGGGCCGAAGGCGCCGCCGCCTTCTGTGAGCGGCGGCTCCTCGACGTCAACGAGCCCGTGCTCGTTGTAGAGAAAGACGTTGTACCGCCCACCGTTGAACGTGGCGAGCGCCACCGCCTACTCCTCCTTCTTGGCGCCCCTCCGGCTCGCCAAAATCTCCTCCGCGCGCTCGAGCACGCCGGCCGTGACACGATCCCGGATCGCGTCCATGCCTTCCCGAATCTCTCGCCGGCGCTGGCCGTAGGTCTTGAACCGGCTGCCGGTGTCGGGGTGTACGTACTCGCCGTTGTCAGGGTCGGGGAGCATCCCGAGGTTTGTGTCCGTCGGCACCGGGTCGGCATCGCCGTCGAGGTTGGACGCCTGAATGAGCTCGAGCTTGAAGCCCTGCTCGGCGAGCCCCTGCAACATATCCGCGGTCATTGTGGCCCGCTTCTCGGAACTGAGCGGGTCGAGGGTCTCGCGTGCGTTGTCGAGTACGTCTGTCATGGAATCCTCCGTTTGGGTTAGGCCACGAGGCCGAGGGCTTGCAGGTCGTCAATGATGCTATTGACCAGTTGCTTGAGGTCAAGTAGGTCGACGAGGATCGCATTATGCTGCGCCGCCAGGTCGGCGAAGTTGTTGCGAACCTCAGACTGCACGTAGGCCGCGCTGATCGCCTCGAGCGTCGTGTTGGCGGTGCCGCCCGAGTTGTCCGTCACGGTCGCCGCGGTCGCGTTCGCGTGAGTCTTGTCGGCGGTCGAGTAGGTCTGCGTGTAGGCGCTCGGCTGCACGATCGGAGTCGCGTTGTAGAACCCGAGCTTTTGCGTAGTGGCCGTGCCGATCTTGGTGCCCGTCGTCGTGCCGACCGTGATGTTGCCGGCCTCCGCGATCTGAGTGCTGCCACGGATGTCGAGCACGAAGCCGGCGGTTGGGGCGCCCGTAGCGCCGACGCGCATCGGGCCGGCGAAGCGGATTTGGTCGGACGTGCCGAGCGTCTGAATGATGATCGGCGTGTTCGTGTACGTCGGCCCCGAGCCGGTGATCGCCGCAAACCGGATGCCGACGAAGTTGGTGATCGTGCCGCTGCCAGTCGGCGCATCCCCTCGCAGGTAGCCGTAGTTGCTAACGGTCCAACCCGCTCCGACGGAATGGGCCGTCGGATGCAGCACAAAGAGGGAGGTTGCCGTCGCCGAGCCGCCGCCGCCGATATCCGTGAGCGCGAGGTTGTGCTTGAACGTCGCCCATGTACCGATGATCGTCCCGGCCGCGACTCCGCTGGTGGAGTTGACGGCAGGGCCGAACTTGAAGATTTCGGCGGCCTGCATATTGTTGGCGTTGCTCGTGATTTGAGGCGAGAAGTTGAACATCAGGAAGCTCGTGGCGAGGGGGGCGTCGGTGATGCTTATGGCCGGGCTCACGGAGTAGCCACGGAGCCCGCCGCCACCGCCGATCGTCAGCGCGTTCCGAACCGATATGAGCGGTGCGCCCGCCGTGATCGTCGGCATCGTGTCGCCGACGACAAGCTGGTGGTTGACCGCCACGAGCCCAGGGTCGGCGTCCGTGGAGCCCTGCAACGCGAGCTCGCCCGCGGCTGCGGTGCCTCCGACTACCAGGGGCGAAATGACCATCGGCGAAGTGACCGAGCCGCCCACCGTCAGGTCGCCATTCGCCGCCAGGCGTAAGCGCAGGTTCGCCAAGTCGGACGTGCCGTTGTACCACTCGATCAGGTCTCCGGTCGTAATGGACCCGTCCTCGGAGTAGGCGTAGATTCCCTGCACGGCCGTCGTCGCCGCATCGCCGGTCTCCCAGTTCAGCCGCAGCAGTGCGGCGTCAGCGTCCGAGCCCGACGCCTGACCCGCGGGGTGCAGGTGCGAGAGCTTGAATACGCCCTGCGTGTTGTTTTCGCCCCTAACCCCGAGGACGGTGGTGGTGAGCGAGCTCGATATGACGTCGAGTACCTCGTCGCCGGCAATGTTCGTTCCTTGCAGGCTGACGGTGATTCCGGTGCCATCGTTCCGGACGAACAGGACGTTTTGGGCGAATAGCGGATTGTCGGCGAAGATGCCGACGAGGCGCCCGGCAGCATCGGCGCCGCGGTTCGAGTAGACGATCGCGCCGGCGCCCGTGTGCCCGGTAGTCGTTACGTTCACCGAGCCGCCGGTGCTCTGGCTCGTGCCGCCGTCGCCGGTAAAGCGGTTCTGCCCGGTCGTGAAGGTGTTGCTCTCGTCCTCATAGGCGATCGCGGCCGGGAGGTTGGCCTTCACAAGCCGCGCGTCAACCGCGACCGCGAAATCCGAGATATCGCCGCTATCGAGCGGGAAGTAGCCCTCGAGCGTGTTGACCGCCGTGTTGAGGTCGGTGATCGACTTGGCGGTGACGTGCAGGCGCGCGTCGACGCCCGAGGCATGCGAGGCAGCGAGCGTGCCCTGCACGCCGCGCGTGACCGTGAGCACCGGGCCGGCCGCGGCCGTGACCCGGACAATCTCGGACTCGAGGCTCAGGTCATACGGGAACGCCGCCGGGTAGGTGGCCGTCGACGTGACGGTGATCGTGCCGTCGCCGGCGGTGCAACCTACCGCCAGCGGTGAGGAGGCGTTGTTTGTGACTTGCAGGAAGGCGGTGGTCACTTCGCCTTATACGTCCGCAGCCGCTTTCCGTCCTTCCCGATCACGTCGTACTCACTCGGCCGCTCAGATTCGTTGTGCTGGACGACTACCGCCCCCGGTTCGGTGCGCGCGTCGACGTTGACCGGGGCGCCGTTGACGACGACCGCGCCCGGCTCTGTACGAGCGTCGACGTTGACCACCGGCGGCGGCTGCTGCGCTAGGGACGCCGCGAGCTCGCCGAGCGCGGACGTCATGGCCGCCATTTGCTCGCCGTGCGCGTCGTAGTTGTCCTCGACGGGCTCGCCCTCGAGCGGTTCGGCGTCAGCCGGGACCGCCCCGTTCTGCATGGTGCCGTTCTGAGCCTCGAGGCCCATCCCCGGCGGCGCCTCCCCGGTGCCCGGCGTATAGCCGACGCCGCCGACGACGGGCGCCGGCTGCTCCTCCGGCGGGAGTTGGCCGGCCGCGACGGACTGCGCCTCGGTTGCTGCAAGGGCTTGGTCGATGAGCTCGGGCGCCACGCCATTCTCCACGAGGTAGTCGAGCGCCTCCGGGGGGATTGGCGGGCCCGGCGGCGACACGAGCCAGGATTCGGGTTGCTTGATGCCGAGGAGCCGGAGGAGCTCGCGCCGGAGTCGGTGCGGCTCGATCGTCGGGTCTTGACCAAACATCGTGAACAGGTCTCGAGCGTCGGCGCGCATCTGAGCCACGTTGTCCGGCGCCGTGGCGCCGCCGACGGGCACCGCGACCATGTGGCCGGCGAGCTCCCCCGGTGTCAACTGCACCCACGACCAACGACGCTCGGCATCGCCAGGCTCGGGGGTCGCCTCGAGCCGGAGCTCGCGCTCCTGTATGTGCTGCTGATTGAGCTCGATCCATTGGTTACAGGCCGGCGCCGCGAGCTCCCACTCGACGCGCGCCGTCTTGTTCTGGATGCGGACGTTCGCCGCCGACGTGATCAACTGCGCCTCGGTTGCCGTCTGATCGGATCGGCTCTCCCGGCCGATGATCGTGTCCGAGATTCCGGTCACGCGCTCGATATCGGCGGCGAGGTTTGCCTCCTCCTGATACCCCGAGTTTGGGATATCGCCGACCTGAATCGGCATCAAGAGCTCGCGCGGGTCGCCCTGCACCGGAATCATCGCCGCGGGCCCGAACCGAACCTTGTTGACGTCGATGAAGCCCTCGGCGTAGGCGAATGCCTTTTGCAGCACGAGGGTCGCGTTGTCACGGCGCTGCTGCCGCAGGGTGTTCATTTCGGCCTGCAAGTGCTCGATCGGCTCGATTTCGCCGATGCCAACGAGCTCGTTCGGCACCTTCGTCGGCCGGTAGACCTGAAACGGGAGCCGGCCGTGCCAGTAGGGGTTCGGGATTTCCTTGACGACGGCCGCGTTGTCGAGCACCGTGATTACGCGCTCGCCGTTGTGGTACTCCCAAACCTCGTGCAGCGATTCGGCCCTCGAGCGAAAGTCCGTGTGCCCGCCGGCGGCCATACGGCTCGCCCAGGTCGAGTCGTAGCGGTTCGCCGCCGGGCCCATGCTCTCGAGCGCCGGCAAGTCCTTCTCCGTGACCGCATCCCACTCGCGCGACTCGATCATCCTGCGGACGTAGCGATTGTTCCGCCAGGTCCGGTGCATGGCGAAGTCCGCGGCCTCAATCTCAGCGGCGAACGGGTCGAAATAGAAGTCGAACACGTCGACGGCCTCGACGTCGGGATCGTCGAAGGTGAGGAACTCGACGTCCTTCGTCGTGTACCCCTTGCCGAGCCGCTTCGGTTGCAGCACGGGCTTCTTCTTCTTGTCGCGGCGCCAGAAGGTCTTTGTGACGCCGAGCCCGTACATCAACCCCTGCTTGGCCGGGTCTTGCAGCTTGAGCGCGTAGTTGATCTGCTCCTGCTGCGCGTCGATCAGGTGCCTCATGTTCTCCACGTTCTCGTCCGCCGCCGGCTCGCGCGGCTGCACGAGCATCCGGGGCTGATTCGAGAGGAGCCGCGGCACGATGGTCTCCACCGTCCAGAAGCAGTAGGGGATGAATAGCTCGGCGCCAAAGGCGCGCTGCATATCCCCTATGACGGGATCGCGGTCCCGCTCACTCGCCGACTGATACGCCGACTTGGCGGCCTGATAGGAGCGGTAGAGCCCGTACTGCCGCTCCCACTTGTCGCGGCAGGATCGGTGATACGGCTCTGCAGCCTCGACGTCCTCGCGGACTTGAGCGAGGAGGTTGCGGAGCTCCGGACTTTGCTCGAGCTCCGGCACCGGCTACTCCGCGGCGACCGGCTCGGGCTCGAGCTCCTCCTCGACGGGCTCGAGCTCCTCCTCGACGGGCTCGGGCTCCTCCTCGACGGGCTCGGGCTCGGGCGGCGGTGGGGCGGGGGTCTCGAGGCCGGGCGCGTAGGAATCCCACGTGAACAGGAAGCCGACGGTCGCGTACTCATACTCCTTGCCGATTCGCATTCCCGTCTGTCCACGGAGCGGGGTGATCGCCAGCGTCCCGCCGAGCCGGTCGAGGGCACCGATCATGCGGATTCCCTCGTTCACGGCGTCGGCGAGCGCCTCCTCGCGGTCGGCCACGTCGGGGTCGACTTCTGCCGTCCAGACCCTTTTCATGCGCGCCGCTTCTTGGCCGCGCGCTTCTTGGGCTTGGCCTCCTCGTCGGGCTTCTCGGCTACGGCCGGCGCGGGGAACCGCAGCGGCGGGTTGGCCGGGCTGTCCACGTGGCCGTCCGGGGCGCCGACACGAGCCAGGCTGATCGAGAGGGAGTCGTCGACACCGGGCTTGTCGGAGACAGAGCCCTTGATCGTGACCTCGAGCCACCCGTCCGGGCCGAGCGTCGTCTTGCCGAGCACTTCCACGACTGCGGTGCGCGCTACCGCGAGTGCCTGCTCGGCGGCCGGCGACGTGAGCTCGCCGACGTGCGGCGTTGTTGCCACCACTCCTACATTCTGCACGGGCACGCTCTCGACGTGCACGATGAAGTCGCTTGCCACCTTGAGCCTCCTCATTGGGGGTGCCCGTGAATCTAACCGAGCCGACCGGACAACGAAAGGGGCGCCCTCCGGCGGACGCCCCTCTCTCCCCTCAGCTTGCTACGCAGGAGCGGTCTAGATGTTGGTCCGCTTCTTGAGCACGAGGAAGCGGAACGTCTGTGAGGCGGCGTCGATCGGCGCAGCCGTCGAGTTGTAGAGCGCGATCGGAATGACGTCCTTCGTCACGATCGGGCCCACGCCGGCAGGCACGAGCGCCTCCGTCCCGGTGCGGCTCACGAACAAGACGGTATCCCCCACGTCCACGCTCCCGGTCGGAGCCGTGAGGTTTTGGAACGCGAGCGTATTAGCCGCGACCGATGCCGGGTTGGCGACGAGGCTGAGCTCGAAGGGAGCCCCCGGCCGCGCCGGCTCCGCGCCGAGGCCGTCCTCTGAGGTCGTGACCCGCACGCGCTTGCCGCTCGTGCCGCCGACGAGCGTGTACGGCGTGTTGGGGCGAAGGCCCACGATCGCCACCGTGCCGCCGGCGGCTGCCGTGCCCGTCGCGTCCGCGGCGATGCCTTCCTGCCGGTACGCGCTAACGGTCTCGCCAGGGGTCCAGTAGTTTCCGGTCGTCACGTCAGCCATTCGGGTCGCTCCTTTCGAGCGGGAAGATTGCCCGGATTGAACCCGCTAGATCGGACGGTTCCGCTCGAGGCGCCGGCGCGCGGTGAAGGGTTCGCCTCGTTCGCGTTGCTCGCGGGCGCGCTTCTTGATCCAATCCTCATACTCAAGATCGGCCCACGCCGGCCGCTCCATCAGAGTCTCGTTGTGGCGGTGCTTGATTGCCTCGAGCTCCTTCGTGTGCGACACCGCGCACCCGGCGACGTGTCGAAGGTGGCGGTCGGCCTCGACGTCGGCCCGCGTGAACTCGGTCCCGCAGAGCCGGCAGCGGTGCGCGACTCGAGCGGCGTCGGGCACCCAAAGGTCGACCGGAGCTCGGCGCTTGCGTTCGTTCGGAAGGATGATCGCCACGTCAGTACCCCGTGACAGGATCGCGCACACGGGCGATGGAGTAGTGGCCGGGCGCCGTCGTGGACTCGAAGCCGGCCTCGACGATGTGCGACTCCTGCGCGACGTGCTGCGCGATCATCCACGCCATAAGGCAGTCGGCGAACTTCCCCGACTCGGGCCCGGAGCGTCCGCGGGTGTCCTTCTTGACGTAGGTGAGCATTTCGGTTGCCAGCGTGCGGCTCCGCACACCGTCGATCCCCTCACGCACCAGCTTGACCGCGTGCTCCTCGAGCAGCGGCTTGGTGACGGAGTTGGTATCCCAACCGAGCCGGTCCTCGCGCCGCTCGTGGATCGCGCGGTCCACCGAGCGGCGATAGAACATACGGCGAAAGCGGTAATCGCGCCGTAGGATGCGCGCGACGGGGATGCCGTAGCCACCCGTGACCTCGACGGCTACCCATGCCTCGTTGTAGTAGAGCGCCGCGAGCAGGACTTCGCGGGCGAGAAGGTCATGGTCGACGCGGCTTCGATACTCCGCAACTTGTCGCCGGGTTCGATGGTCAACGACCTCGATCGCGTGAAACGCCGGCTTGTCGACGTCGCGCTCCTCGAGCTCCCCCCCGGACACGTCGACACCGATCACGTAGGCGCCGGGCGCCTGCACCGGCTCGTTGCTGCGCCCCTCGACCGCCGGCGTCGGATGCTCCCACACCCGCCAGGGCGAGCCGACCAGCGAGCCCGAAGCTCGAGGCACCCACTCGGGCGCGCGGGGCACGTCGATCGGGCCGGCCCGGCCCTGCATCCTCATAACGCCGGTCGGCTCGAGCGTGCCCCGCTCGGGGCCCGGATAGGCCGGGCTCGGGATGCGCGGGTCGGTCTCGTCGACGCGCTCGAAGATCACTTGCAGCAGGGAGGGCTCGAACACGTGGCGGCCCGTGGCAAGGAACGCCTCCCGCGGCTCGGCCGGGTACTCCTGCTGGAACTTGCGCAGATTGTTCCCGCACTTGTTCCGGATCGCCCACCGGCGCCAAGCTAGTTGCTCCATCGAGTCGAGCTCGGGGTTGGTCAGGAACTTCTCGAGCAGCCGCGGCTCGTCTTCCCCGTAGGGGGGATCGCCGACCGTCGCCTCGAACGCCACACGCTCCTCGGCTGAGGCGAACGGCCGCACGTAGTCGGGCTCCTCGAACCACGGGAAGAACACCGGCACGAAGTCGGACTCGCCGGCCTCGGCTTGGTCCCATAGCTCCTTGAAGTAGTTGAAGCCGTTGGCCGTCGACTCGAGCACGATCATCGTGTCCTCGACGTCAGGGACCGCGTTGAGAATCGCCGTCAGCTTGCGCTCGATATCCGGCCAGAAGGCGACCTCCGAACAATGGACGTCGTGCAGAGTGAAACCGCGGCCGGCCTCGAAGTTGCGCGCCGTCTGAGTGCGGATCGAGGAGTTGTGCCCGTGCGTGTCCTGCCCCGTCAGCCGGGTCCGCTCGCCGAACTCCATCGACTCGCCTTTCTGCCCGTACTTCAACGGCGGTTGGAGCTCGGCCGGCAGGTTGACGTACATCGTGAAGCCGATGCCAAAGAGCTCGGACACGGTTGCGTCGTCGTGAGCGATCACGAGCGCCTTGACGTTCGGATTCTGCGTCGTGTGCTGAATCATCTTGGCCTGCGTCCACGTCGAGAAACCGAGCTTGCGGGCTTTGAGCACAATCGCCCGCTGCGGTTGGCCGGCTTGGCGTTGGCGCTCGAGCGCGGCGTCGAAACGCGCCTGCGCCGGCTTGGCCCGCAGCGGCACGAGCTTCTTGCGGACGTCGACGATTTGGAGCGCGTGCTCCGCGTAGTACGGAGTGTCCTCGCGGAGCCGCTTGCGGACTCCTTCGATCGTCGGCATGGCGCCCTAACGACGAACGCCCCGCCCGAAGGCGAGGCGCTCGACCCTGCAACCCAAACGACGGTGCGGAGACACCGAGCGGAAAGTATAGAGGGGGGCCGCCCCGAAGGACGGCCCGCGAGAGGCTCCTTCCTCCAAGCTGGACCCTAGCGAGCGGGCCGGAAGCCGGCCGGGGGGTGCAAGCGGGCCTGCAATCACCGCGCGCCGGCCATGAGCTCGCCGTAGTCGAATCGCTTGCCGAGGCAGTCGAGAATGGACACGTACTCGCCGTCGTTGTCCAACACCCGTCCGTCGTAGACGTGCGCGTACTTTGGGACGTCGAGCTCGTTCCGAGCGAACGCGATCCCTCGTTCTGTCAGCCGCCGGAAGCCTCGTCGGCCACCATCCGGGCGCCGGCCAGGCTCCTCGGCCACGAGCCCCCAAAACCAAGCCGTCTGCGCGATTTTGTGATGGTCGCCGTGGCGCGGCCGCGGCAGCGAGGGAGTGTGTATGTAATCCCGGTCTGCGCCGGCGCGCAGCATGAAGATCAACGAGCAAGCCATAGCCGCGTCGATTTGGTAGGAGTAGACCTTCGCAATCTGCTTGCAGCACGGACACCGCGGGGTGCCAGGTTCGTAAGAGAGAAGGCGCGTCAGGGCACGTGCCTCCCCGAGCGTCATATCATCGTGGAACGAGCTCACGGCAGCGGCCACCGGTCGTTGCCCCAAACGAGCTCGCCGGCCTCGCGCCGAGCCCGCCCGTCGTTGACCTCGCGTTTCGCAACCGCCAACGGTATCCGGGCCCGCTGGCAAAGAAAGATCGCCAAGTCCGGCCCGCTGGCAGGGGTGCTACGCGGGCCGGACTTTGGCTGCGGGTGATCGGCTGCGGCGGCTCTCCGGGCAGGAGCCGCCGCCTTCTTGCCCGCTCGAGGCGTCCCGAGCCCGTCCAACACGAGCGACCGGGCGTATGAGCCGAGCGGGAGGCCGACCTCCTCCGCGCGCCGTTCGAGCTCGTCGTAGACGGGCTCGGGCACGCGGAAGCTTATGCGGGGGTTGCCGCGGCTCACGATGGGATCGGGCCGCCGCAGGCAGCGCAAATCGCCGCCGGCCGCTGAAAGAGCTCGTGGAACGTCGGGTCTCCGAACGCGCCGGCCGACCCGTCGGCGAACTGCACGAGCCAGGCGCCGGCCGGCCCGTCGACGTGGCCGTGCTCGGTGTAGACGGTGAACTCGTGCGATTGCCGCACCGCGCGCACGAGCTCCCCGCGGGTGCGAATCTCGAGCGAGTGGTAGACGTCGCCGTATCTGCGCCCGAGCGGGTAGCAGCCGCGCCGGCCTCGGAACACCGAGCGGCCGGAGTCGTCCGTGGCTTGAGTCGGCTCGAACAGCCCCACAACGGGAAGGTTCGCGACAGGGCCGGACGTGAGCCGGTGCGGGACGAAGATCGTGTAGGTGGGAGGGGTCACGGTTTGGCCTTCACCCTTTCCCGTAGGACGGCAAGCGCGAGCAGCAGCGCATAGACCAGCAGCACCGCCGCCACGCTGACACCGAACAGGTATCCCGCGCCGAGAACTTCGATGCCTACCAGCACCCCAACTACTACCGGCTTCATTTTCTTGCGGAATCTCTTACGGTAGGTAGTCACAGGCCCAACTTCTCGAAGGTCACAGTCTCTAGCGACTCGTCGCCCCAGTAGTCCCAGCCGAAGCGGGCGCGGCGGGCGAACATCTCTAAGTAGGGGCCGGGGCTGACGCGCTCGACGAGATCGAGGAAAGCTTCGGGCTTAGCGCTGTGTACCTTCCCGTGGCCGTAGAGTTGCCGCCAGAAAGACACGCCTGCCGGCAGATTGTTCTTGGGGAACGGGAGGTTGCCGCGAGAGGCCAACAGGACCGGCTCATGACCGTTGCCGTTGAAGCCGCCGATCCCAGGATTGCGTAAGCCCCAGATAAGTTCCCCGACTGGCTCGAACCCCCACGCCCGCGCTATGCGCGCTGCGGTTCCCTCTCGGAAAAGACGGCGCGTCGACCAAAGATAAAGGTGGGCATCCTCCGCAGCTAGGTCTGCTACAGGCAGCGCGGCGATAGTCTCCACGGATGCCATTTCGTAAGGAACTTCGGTCGCTCGCGCCCGCCGCCCGCCAACCCCAATCCGTGGCGTGATGGCCCACGGCGGGTCCGCGACGATGGTGCGGTACTTAGGTCGATGCGATCCCAAGCTTGCTTCCGTCAATCATCCGGCCTCCGTCGCGTAAATCGCTCACAGTCCCAACTCCCGCGCGAACTCCAAGACCTCAGGCGGTGGCGGAGCGGTCCCGATGCCGTGGCATATGGGACACACTTCTTCCATCAACTCGCCCCCTACATACCTGACTCTGGATACGCCCATCCCTAGACATCGCTCGCACTCCCGTTCTTCGTAGGTCAGGCGGGAGAGGATGGTGGGGAGGTCGGTAGCCGTCCGAAGGTCCGCGCCCTCGGGTATGGACAGCCAAAAGCTGGGGACTTCTCGCCCATTGACCTCTGTCACTAGGGCCATGCCATACGGGAACCGCTCGCGCGCTTCTTCCGCAGTTGGGCCGGCCACGCCACGCTCCTCCCATTCTCACTCACCGCGCTCCCCCCGCCGGCGACGCCGCCGGTCGAACGCCAACGCCTGCGTCTGCGCCTCCAAGAGCGCCGCCTGAACCCCACGCAGCGCCACGCCCAACCGCTCCGCAGCCCCATACGTCAGCCAGTCGACCTCCTGCTCGTCCGTGTAGATCGGATGCTCCTTCGGCACCATCAGGCGGTACGCATCCGGCAGGGCCCGCGCCGCGAGAGCCAACGCCGCGCTCCAATCCTTCAGCGCGTCCGCGAGCTCCTCCCAAGTCAAGGGCCCAACCTCGACCTTCGGAGAGGACTCCACGGGGGGAGAGGACTCCATTTCGGGCCCGCTGGATGGGGGGGTCTCCGGTGTCCGCACATCTACCTCCGTCGTTAGGGTGCCGACACCCTACCACAGGGACGGACGGAACGCCTCGGGGGTCGTTCTGAGGGGTTCTGGCGGTCTGAGGGTAGTCAGAGTTGGTGCGTTGGCCGGAGTATCTCTAGCGGCCGACGGGAACCCATTGCGCCGCGGGGGGTGGGCGGGGGCTCGAGCTCGAGCGGTCGGCCGACGGCCCGCGGCGCCCCTGCTGAGGCCGCGCGCAATCCCTCAAAGGATTGCGCCATTCCGCTTCACAAGCGGGATTGATGCACCATCGCCGCCCACGTACAGGCCCGAGGCAGGGCACGAGCTCGCACGCCTGCACCATCCAGCGTGCAGCGTGCCAGGCCCGAGGCCCGAGGCCCGAGGCCAGGCCCGCAGTCGGGCCCGTGAGCAAGGCGCCCGCCCCCCCACGTCCACCGATCAAGCGCCACCACGTCACCACCACGACCGCGAGCGCCGCGGACGCGCCGGCGTTAGGTGTCGGCCCGTCCGGAGG